TATCGGAGGAATACCCGCCATAGTCACAGCGGCAGTTACCGCCCTAGCGTCTTTAGGAATAAGCATGTATGGAGCCGGGAAAACGACACAATCCGTAAGCAAGGCTATAGAGAAAGAATACGAGAACCTATTGCCAATATTCAAGGATAAGGATAACGATAATAACAGCGCAAGCGGAAAGAACAATATAAAGAAAATCTTGTCAGGGACAGAATATTATGATTCATTGGGATACGATCTAGGAACGATGAATATGCTGTTCAATGGCGAAAGTAGCGTTTATCCGCAATACATGAGAGCCATGTCCGAGAGAGGTCAATTAGAAGGCTCAAAAATAGCCAACCAATACCTCATGGCCTCTATCGGTATGGAGAACTTAGGCAAGGATAAGATCAAATCGATCTACACTAACCTTATCGATGACATGGCAAGCCAAAAAAGGGCTTACCAATATAGCTTCGGTCCTTTTGCCAACCTTACCGAAGAGGAAAGATCAAGAGGGGTATCTGTATTGAATAGTATCAATCAACTTAACGCTGACACGGAAGCCAAGACCAAGCAATTCACCGAGGCCATGAATAAATCCATAGACTTGGGTATTGACTCTTTAAGCGAACTGATGAACCTCCAAATAAAGATCGCCAGCGGTCTACCTATAAGCGAAAACGAATCAATCAATCTCATAAAGAACCTAACAGGTTATGACCTTAGCCAAAAAGGTCTAGGGTATCATGTAATAGCGCCTTCCGGAGATATCGTGTACGAGGATAAGGAAGGTGCCGCAACAACCGCCAGATCCGTGATGTCCTCCCTCAGAAAACTTGGTGCGAAAGGATGGTTTTTGAATCCATTGATCTCGGCGTTAGGGGAGATCAAAGAATTATTTAACATGTCCGAACTCCAGACCACAAAGGATATCAGGACAGAAGGAGACTTAAGTGAGGGCGATATAGGGTATGGAGGAGCTTACAGTGGTGTAGGAAAAACCAAAGGGACACAACCCAAAGTGATCACTATCAATATCCAATCCCTCATCGGTAGCGTGAACATAAACTCAACCAACGGGGAAGATATGGAAACCCTCAAGGACAAAGTGACACAAGTACTCATAGACGCAATAAAGGATTTTGAAATATCATATAACTAATGGAAAAACTAAATATCATAGGTTCACCGATCAGGGAGCCTCAAAATAACAAGCCTAGGATATTCGCAAACGTGACCGGTGAATTGTCAAAGAAAACCTTGCCTTCCCTGGCTCCAAGGGATTATAAGGGGTATGCCATCAAACGGGTTATCGGTGAGTTATACAAGGGTAAGGACCCATCGTCACTTCTTACATACATCCCCCGAATCAACCTTATAGACCGAACAAGAAACCCCAAGGCGTATCTCCAGAAAAAAGCGAGGATCGTAGAGCGTATAGTCACCTGGAGAACAAAACAAGCGGTGTTAAGGATGGCGGATGAGATCGTCAATGGTTCACCTGACTATAAGCTTCAAACCAGGTATAATCTCACCGATAGAGATAGCAATATCAAGAAACTAGTAGAAGCTAATACACCTGTAAATCTACTGCAAGAGAAAGGTCTGGATGGAAGTCCTATCAGGCATTACATACAGCTCCAAGTTAAAGACGAAGGTGAGAACTATACGTTTTTTGACGGACACGCTATCATCAAGATCTCTGAGCGAAAAAATATCCTGCTGACCAAGGTACAAAGCCGAGACCTCACCCGTAAGGAATACATATCAGGGGGAGATTATAATATTACCATCAGCGGCAAAATAGTCAGTCCCTACCAAGATGTATACCCGACAAAAGAGGTCATGGACTTGATCAAGATATTGAAACATAAGGACGTGATAACATGTCAATCCCCATATCTCGATATGTTCGAGATTAGCACCATTCTTATACTATCCTATGACCTCCCTCAAGCAATCGGTTTCTCAAACGTACAGAACTATACGATTAACGCCGTGTTTGAGAGAAATACGGAAGCGTTAAAGTTCGAGGAGAAAGAAAAACAGGAGATATTATCTGCAAAGCAGGTAATGCAAGAAGAAATCGCCAAACGTGAGGCTTGGTTAGCCGCCAACCCGGAGCAAGTCGTTTCCAAGGCCAGCCTAAAAGATTACCTGCGTAAGTTCAACCCCAAACAATTTATTCAATTACAAAACTGGATATAATGGAAATACATGGCTTAAGCATGCTGAATTGCCTTATCACGATTGGAGACGAAGATCCTAACGACACACTGCACATCTTAAACAAGATCACTGTCAACGAGGTTGTAAACCTCCAGATCAAAGATTCCTACCAGACCCTTATCAATACAGCCACGGTGGAGTTCACGAGACAGATCACGATCAAATCCTCTTTGAAAGACGAGTTCGGAACCAGAGAGGTCAAACTTGTGGGTGACAAGGATAGCTTATTCAAAAGAGGTAAGCGCATCAACATAAAACTCTGCTACGGGATAGACGAAAACCTCAAAACGATGTTCGATGGATATATCACTTCTATCATTTCTGGGAACCCATTCACTCTTGAGTGTGAGGATATGGGGTATATATTAAAGCAGACAGCCCTAGATCCGATAGAGACCAGCGCAAAAGGTACCAAGATAAATGAATTTGTGCCGAAGATACTGAAAGGTACCGGAATAAAACTTCATCCCAGCACGAAAGAGATGAACATGGAGATAGGCCAGATTATTTACCCGCAAAGCTGCACGGTGGCCGATATATTGAATCGATTCAAGAAATGGGGTATCATGTGCTATATGAGAAATTATAACGGTGTTCCTCATCTAGCTATAGGCAGGACATTCTTCTCAGTCAACACCTCTGAGTCGTTACTGAAAGATATGCCGGATACCCCCTACGATATAGAGTTTGATGAAAACGTGGCAGAGGATAACCTGTCCATCCACAAATTAGATCCAGCGCTCATGGCGTTAGAAGCTATCGCCATGTACCCGGATAACTCCATGTTTAAAGCGACTATCAGAAGAGACCCAAAAGACACATCCAAGTTTCAAGTGATTAATGAGACAAAGATAAGCAAGAACCAGTTAAAGAACACTTTATTATCAGAATATGATAAAAACAACAACCTTACGAACCAATATGGCGGCAAGAACACTAAAATCGATCTTTCTGCTTATAACATTCGTACTTTTCATGAATATAACGTCAACCGTAACACTCTTATCAAGAATGCAGAAGCGAAATTCGGGGAGATATCCCAGACCGGAATCGATGGAGATATTACGATCTTCGGTGATTTTGGATTACAAGCCGGATGCAAGGTACGACTGACGGATAATCTTAATCCCGAGAGAAACGGGACCTATGTTGTAAGCGAGGTGATAACAACTTTTGGGGTAAGAGGTTATAGACAAAAATTAAAGATTCCATACAAATTAAGTGATAAATAATGGCAGATTATAACAAACTATCAGAGGCACTTAGAAGGATCGTACAAGCTCCTGAGAACAATTTGATGATATTACATGGATTCGTGGCTAAATATACATCAGGTAACAAAGGGGCTGTAGGAACCATTGACTTCATCTCCATGGACGGAACAGTAAGGATACCCGAGATACCTATAAACGCCATACCCGGATTAACCAAGGGGCAGGTGATCGTCCCAACCATTAAGTCAGATGTTACGGTATTATGGGCCGTAGGTACCGGAAACGCCTCTATATTATCCTTCTCTCATATCGACACCTACAACACTATCTCAACCAAAGAGGTAAATATAGGCGTTACCAGCGAAATACCGGACGATAGCGTTGATTATAACGAGCTACAGGAAGATGGAAACAAGAGCGTAACCACGTATACCAATTCGTCAATAACATCTACCGTCCTAGACAAGACCGGTTCAGCCACCTCATCTATCACCACTGACAAAATAACATCCGAGGTAGGATCGTCAAAGATGGAAGTCGGGAAAGAGCAAATAAAGGAAAGCGTAGGTAATTCCTATGAGAAACTGGATAACTCCGGTGTTACGATAGAGGGACAGCAAATATTTATTGGCGAGGGGGCTACAGAACCGGCGGTATTGGGAACCCAGCTTGTCAATCTCATGGTAGAGTTTATTACAGAGTGCTCAAAAATAACCACACCTACCATGTTAGGGACTATGCCGATCGTTAATCTCGCCAATTTCATACCGTTCCTCGCTAAATGTAACTCATTCTTATCACAAACCGTAAAAGTAAAATAATGGCAAGACAAAAACTAAACCAAGACCTAGATTATGGGTTGATAGATATGCCTGATCTTGATATATCCAACATATGCAGGAACTTGTACGATAGTTTTTATAGTAGCTGCTACCATAAAGAAAAGGCTTAGACATGGAAATATTGCCTTCGTTCCCACCGTGATCGAGCAAGAGTTCGGTGGGAAGTTCGATAATTATATGACCGCTTACTCTTGGGGATATTATATCCGAAATATCATGCCAGACCCTAATAATTTTAAGAGATCAAATCATACAGAGATTCCACAAGACCTAGTCACCTCCAGCCTAGAGGATAGAAAAAATTTTCTTAAGGGATTGCTCAAGGAAGTAAATATAAAGAACAACGGCAAGTATGAGTTCATGAGCCGATCGGAAAAGTTCGCCAATCAATTAGTGGATATATTAAGGAGCGTAGGAGCCATAGCCACTATCACGAAAAGCAAGGGAAAAGGTACAGTTATAAAATATTATGTCCGCTTCTCTTTTGATCCGAGATTTAATAAGATGATAAAACCAACCATAACCCCAGAACATAGAAGATATATAAGACAAGTGATCGAGCTGGACGATCCTAAAGAATGTAGATGTATAACACTTGATAGCGATGAGCAACTGTATATCACGGACGATTTTTTGGTCACTCACAATTCATATATAGGTAGCGCATGGTTGGTAAGCAGTTGTATGCGGTTTCCAAACATACGTGCCGTGGTAGCACGTAAGACCATCAAATCCCTGAAAGAATCAACTTTCATAACAATTAAGAAAGTGATGAAAGAATGGGGATTGAAAGAGGATGAGAATTTCTGCATAAACAACATAGAAGGAACGATAACTTTCTGGAACGAATCCGTAATCATGATGAAAGAAATGGCTGATCTTCCAGCTGACTTGGATTTCTCCCGTTTCGGTTCGATGGAAGCAACGATCGTATTTGTTGATGAGGCATCCGAGATATCTGAAAGAGCGGCAGATGTTATGTTCTCCCGTATTCGTTGGAAAACATCGGAGACATTCAAGACACCCAAGATGTTCTTGTCTTGTAACCCGGCGGCATGTTGGCTGCGTGAGAGGTTCGTGCAAGATGAGGAAGGGAACCCCGTAAAATGCAGGGATGGCGAGGTATTTATCAGATTCTCCATATTTGATAATCCGGATGAGAGCTTTCGGCAAATATATGAGGCTTCTTTGAACAAGATCAAGAATAACGCCACAAGGGAACGTCTTCTGTATGGAAACTGGGATTTCGTAGAAGCGAACGCCATGACGCTGTATAAAGGTTTCTCCGGAGATAAGCATCTTGTTCAAAACTTAAAAGAAAACGTATATGATCCGATGAAACCGTTGATCTTAGGGTTTGACTTCAACGTATTTCCGCATATGACATGTGAGGTTGTACAAATTGATTGGGAGAATAAGAACGTGTATTTTTTGGAGGAATTTCTTGGAAAACCAGAGGACAAGCTAAATAACACACCTAAGTTCGCCCAGTATGTAAAAGATAAGTTATTGGAATCAAAACAGATCGGAGGAGTGGTATTGACTGACGATCCCGCTGGATTGGCTAGAAACACGCAAACCGAGGATGGCGTAAACAATTTCACCATTATCCAGTCTTGCATGAATAACACCATATTAAGGCCAAAACAGAACATACTAGCCAAGCAACCCCCTCAGAAGAACCGTGTTGATTGGATCAATGAGTTATTCGATGGTCTGGATGGATGGAATATTTATATCGACTTAAGGTGTAGGAAATTGACCGAGGATTTGGTCTATCAGATCAGAAATGAGGATGGAACAAAGAACAAGCAAAAAGTCACAGATCCCAAGACGAAGGTAAGATATGAGAAATATGGCCACTGTTTTGCCGCTGGAACGATGATAACCACTAAGGAGGGAGAAATACCTATAGAAAATGTAAAGGCTGGCGATTACGTATTGACAAGGGAAGGATACAAGAAAGTAACTTTCTCGGAAATAACAGGGAAGAACGTAATGGTTAAGGATTACTCCATAGGGGACACAAATATCACTTGTACCCCAGATCATCTTTTCTATACGATAGAAGATGGCTTTGCAGAAATAGATAAGATAATACAAAAAACATTTGTAACATGCGAGAAGACGAAGAAGCTATCCGTAAGGAAATCTAACGAAAGGATTATAGATAAGGTCTATGACATCACGGTAGAGGATCGGCATGAATTTTTCGCTAATGGTATATTGGTTCATAACTGCACAGATGTCCTTGATTATATCCTCTGTACATTCCTTTCTAAGAGCTGGCTCAAATACCAGCGAGGAGGACAAACAGGAACCGTATTAACAACATCAATAATTAAACCACAATTCAGTTACTAAATGGAAAATAACAGATTTTTGTTGGATAGTGATTATTTAGAGATAATCACCAAGGAAGCCCTGGAACAAATAATCCAACCGGGAAACGAGTATAAGTTTATACAAGCCGAGGAATTGGCAGAGATGTCGATATTAGAGAACCTGGTGGAGAATTATGAGATTGAGAATGAGTTAATGAAAGGTAAGGCTATCAGGATGTATGATAGAAGGATCAACTATCCCGTAGGGGCGTATATCCAGTACGAGGATAATATCTATAAGGTGATCCGTTCTATCAGTGGCTATAAGGTTCCCACCGACAAGATTTATTGGGAAGAGTCAATCGAGATCCAAGAACTTATCAACGCCGATCCTTACTCCCAACTATTGACCTATCGACCGGGGGATTTGGTTTGCTACAATGGGATCGTGTTTGAGTGCATGATTGAGAATGGTTACGAGTTCAATGACATACGAGTTCCATTATCAAACTGCTGGGAGAAAGCGGAACCGTTAAAATGGACTCCTACCCCATTCCAGCTATACGATCCGGTAAGTTATGGTGACAACTTTTATCAACTGTATGAATTAACCGATTATGATGAGACAATATCACCAGACTTACGACCTCAATGTTGGGGTGAGATATTACCATATGATCCGAACTATAATGAATATGAGTTATCGCCACATGAATTTGTGGTCTACGATGGAAAGGTATTCTATCCTACGTTGAACGTGAATAGTGACATCCCAGAGATCGGGAAGAACTTAGCGTTGGAGGACCCCAGGCATAAGAACATCAAGAAG